TGTAGCCCATCAGGCGACCACAGATCAGGGTGAACAGCTCTTCGTTGTTCTGGAACTCGACCGCTGCGATACGGTTGCTGATCGCGATGTTGGTCGCGTTCTCGCCGGCGATGGTGTCTTTGGTCCAGGTGGTCAGGTGAGCACCGAGCGAGATCATGTGCGCGTTGATCAGACGGGCGATGTAGGCACGCACCGCGTCAGACTTCTGCGGGCTGGTGAAGATGTTCTGGATCAGGTGGTTACCCGAGTCCAGGTCGACCGAGCGACGCCATTCTTCTTCAGAGACGTTGTACAGTGCTTTGATGACGTTGGCACCGGTCACCACTTCGCGCAAGCGGCCGATAAACGTGGTGTAGTCCAGGAAAAAGTTCAGGTTCTGTGTGCTAACAGCGTTCATTGGGTACATCTCCTAGGAAAGATTTGAGCCCCGTCGGGCAATAAGAAGGCAAGCCGGTACATAAAAATAGAAACCTAAGACCAATGGGTTTCCCCACTGGCCTTAGTCTCTGAAAGGTATTACCGGAAAACGTCCAGCGAGTTGGTGCTGATCAAACGAATCGGCGCGTTGCGCTTCATCTTCTTCAACACGTTCATCATCTCGTTGACACGGTCCAAGCTTTCCATGCCGGCAAAGCCACCCATCTCACGAGCCGACAACACACCCTTGTCCACAACATGGATCAACTCATCCAGGGTAGTGGTCATTTCGTTGAAGGTGTTTTGCGAGGCACTTTCCAGGTAGCTCTCAAGGCCTGCCGACAGGTGTTTGCACGCCCGCATTACGCCTTGCTCAACCACCACGTCGTAGGTAGACAGGTACTCCACCTCACGCACACGGTCGCCCATTTTCTGCGGTGCGGTAACCGAGCGCAGGGAAACGGCGAAGTTGATGTCCGGGTTGGCCAGTGCATCAGCCGTCCAGTCCTTGTGTGCGCCGAACGGGATCACTTCGATCTCGTTGTGCACAGGATCGGTTTCACCCCCGGTCATGGTCCAGTGGATTGCGCGGATGTGACCACACACGTTCGGCATCTCGATCGTGCGCAGACGGTTGATCCATTGAAAGATCTCGGTGATCGGCGTTCTGACCACCATACCGTTGACGCGCTCGTAGAAATACTGCGGTGGGTGACCCAGTTCGCAATACACCTGACCTTCACTGACCCGACGGTTCAGGTCGCTGTCAGGCGACATGCATTCCTTCAGGTACTGGTTGAAACGGTACACGATACCACCCCGGTTGGGGATGTTGAATCCGCCCGCGTTCATGCGGGTGTACCCTGAGTTGTCGCTCATGGGCTTGAGAATGCCACGCTTGCCACTGTTGGCCAGAATGGTGTTCCCGAAGGTAATGACCTGGGTCATCGCGGAACTCCTTTAATGATCTCTTCAAGATCGGTGACTTTGGTGTCAGGGTTGACAATGGCCGACAAGGTGTTGTCCTGAAGATAGCCGCCCATCAGTTTAGGGAACGTACCGTCCACCAGCATGGAGGTGTTGTTCAACCCCACGATCAAAGGAGCACGTCCTTCAAGCATGGCCTTGCTGTGCCGGTATTCGATGTCGGGGTTATCCGGATCGCGGAACTGCTTGGAGTTGAACACACGCATGACTTGAGGACTGCTCCCCACCTTGCCACCGCACTCGTACTGAGCGTAGTCGTAAAGGGAGGTCAGGTCGTCCTTGTTCATGTACCAGGGCAACTTGGCGTACAGGTTGAACTCCAAGTAGTAGGCGTGGGGTTTGTTGGGGTCTTGGAGGACGTCCAGGTTCTCGATAATGGTATCACCCTTATCAAAACCCAACACCAAGTACTGCACCCCTTTGATCGCCACCTCACGGATGCTCAACGGCACCAAGGTGACATCCATCATGGACAGCAGGGGAGCGTAACACTCCCCCGGAATGACCAACCCCATCACAGCCGCAGTCCACACCTTCTCGCCCACCACTGCCATCCCGTTCTCGACAAACCGCTTAGGGATATGGACTTCGAACGGACCGTTAGCCACCATCGCGTTGTCCTCAGTCACCGTGTAGGCTTTGTGGATACGCGTGGTGTTTCTGACAAGTTGGCCAACTTCCATGACTTAAGCCCCCAGGGAGTTGTTGACGATCAACTTGATCAGGGCCACGTGCAGGCGCTGACGCTTGTCCACGATGTTGGTGTTGCCCTCTTCTTTGGAGAAGGTGGACTCAACCACAGTGGCTGCCATGTTGCAGTTGACGGCCCGCAGGAAAGCTGGGACCAGGCTGCACGACAACAGCGCATCTTGGATCAGCTTGTCAGGGCTGGTCGGCGCCACTTCCGAACGACTGGCGTGCAGGTTGGCTGCGCGTTCGGCGGCGACCATGGCTTCGGCCACAACGTGGTAGGCCTTCTCGTACTCTTCACCCATACGACGGGTGAACCACTGCTCCAGCACCTCGTTCTCAGGCACCAGTGTTGCCACACGTGCTTTGAGCTCTGGGGTTTCGAGCAGGTAACGCACAGCACGGGTTTGCGCGGTGTTGACGAAGGTCTGCATGGCCCGTTGGGTCAGCGCCGAGTTGATCGAGGTGTAGTAGGCATTGGCTGCCTGCTTGACACGGATCGGATCACTGAGCAGTGGAACCGGTTCCAGCGACCCGCCATTGAAACGCGAGTACAGGAACGCCACCAGCCACTCGTTGAAGCTGATACCGTTCTTCTCCAGAACCTGCATGGCTTGGTTGCTGTAGAACACCTGCACGCTGCCGGCCAGGAAACGGGCACCGGTGTAGTCGGTGTTGGTGTGCTCACCCATGCGAACCGGTTCCAGCTCGCCGATGGCCACAGTGCGGTGCACGTAAGCGTTGGCGATCTGCTTGAGCGCGATCAGGTAACGGGTCATGCCGTTCCACAGCGTAGTCACAAACTCGCGGTAGTCGGACAGGCTGCCCTTGACCAGCCACTTGACCGGATCTTCGGAGGCATACATCTTGGTCAGCACCACGTACATCTTGAGCAGGCGATTGATCTCCAGGCTCTTGACGACGGTGAAGTTGAACACCACGCCACCGTTGTTGGTGAACAGCTGCTGCAGGTAGTACAGATCACCGATGCAGTTGACCGCCTCGCCCAGGCTGTAGTCAGACGACTTCAGGATCTCGAGCACATCAGGATGGCTGGAGTTGATGTAGTCGCGGACTTCGCTTTCATCCGGCCAGCTGAATTCCAGACGCTTGAGCATTTCCAGCGAGATGCTGGAGAAGTCCAGGGCAACGTTCTTCATCTCGACCGGGTAGATCGGCGATTGGAAGAAAGGATCTTCCACGTTGATGTAGTTGTACGTCAACCGGCTGAAGGCCAAGTGTTGCAGGCGATCAGGGGTGTAGAGCACCGACAGCTCACCGGCCAAGGTTTTGGCAAACGGCACGCCGTAGTTCTTGATGGTGTCGAACGCACCACGGATCACTTCAGCCAGCTTGCTGCTGGTGGCGTCCAGGATGGTGGAGTGCGCGTTGTTCTGGGTGACGTGTTCCAGTTCCTGACGAAACATCTCGTTGTAACGCGCCGAGCCGTAGCTCTGCTCGTTCAGGCCGGCCACCAACTGTTTAGCTGGCAGAGGAACGTCTTTGTTCACCGAGATGGCGATGGCTTCGGCCAGCGCAATGCTTTGACCACGGATCATTGAGCACCCCCAGCACCAACAGCGGCTACGATAGCCTTGGAGATCTGTTCGTCTTGAACAGCGTTGTCCAGCGGGGCGATGTATTCCAGCCCCACTTTAGCGATGGTGGCTTTAACCAGCTCCACCGTGTTGGCGATCGAAATGGTATCGGTCACCAGATTATCTTTGTTGATCATGGTCAAACCCTTTGTGAAATATCAGGCCAGAACACGATTGGTCGTGTCCATCCCCAGGTAATAGGTGTCGTACAGCCGCGCCGAGATCTCACCGATGGTGATCTTCCCGTCTTTGTCGAAATCAAACCCACGGTTTTGCGTGTAGGCTTTAAGGTACGCAGGGTTGTTCTTGTCGAACAGGACCTGATCGGCAGTCATGCCTACTGCCTTGGGGTAGAAGATGGTGAGGTAGAAGTCTTCGAGCTGGTTGTAGCGCTTACCCCACTTGGCCCACAGGTCGAAGTAGGCGAACACCAGATCCAACTGATCCATCTGCGACATGGCCTTGATCTTGTCCAGCGTCGTACCCAGGTCTTTGGCAGCACCGGTCATGAACTGGATCAAACCAAAGGCTTGTGCGCCGGCGCCGTTCTGGATCGAGGGGCTGAAGGTGCCCCCGGATTCAAAGTGTATGCACGCCATCAACCAGTCCACCGCCTCGATTGGATGACCGCGCAGTTTGACCCACGCACGAATCTTGGCGATGAACGCTTTGCTGACCTTCTTGCTCCAGGCCGTGTCGTACACTGGGCAGTTAGCGGCTGTCGTGTACGACTTGTACGGCACAAACAACGCCATGCGCGTGTTGGGACCGTAGACCCCGTCAACATCCCCGGTGTAGGTCCCCGCCGTCTTGCACAGGTCTTGGATCTGACCGATGGCCTGACGGTCCGCATCACCTTGAATCAAGGTACGACGAACCGCAGGCAGTTCACGACCGGTGGTGGCCTTGAAATGAAAGCCCACCATTGTCTGCAAACCCC